GTTTCCCAGTCACGATCGTTTTTCGATAATCAAGTAAACAGCAGAATCTGAGGGGGCCTATGGCACCTTGGAAACGGTAACATCAACATCAACATTTGTTGTCAATGGTGGGCCGGGTGCAGTGTTGTGATAGGTGGTTACCGTCAATGTTTTTGTAATGGGAAGATTGCTACACCATCCTGCGCCTAGATCCCACGTGTCTTCACCTGCGTTCCATTTGTAGTCATCGTCCTCTTCAATTCCCTCGAACCCTTGCTCGATACTGGCTGTCATTGAATTACCCTCAATCTCGATGATTCCCTGTGCTGCCTGCGGCTGTCCGCCTCCCAAGTCTTCCACGGCCAGCAAACCTGGAAACAAGCTAAAACCATCTGGTAGATTGTCGCCGATGTCATCAAATCTCCAAAAATACTTTCGGTCATTAGGCCAAGTAGATCCACCATCAATCGTTACCTGGTTGATCCCGATGATTCCACCACCTTCTGGCGAGATAGTGGTTCCGCCTTGACTGAATGAAACTAGAAGCATCGGAACACAATTAAACCCATCGTTATGAACTCCATCGCAACAGTCACTGTCTGTATTGTCCGGTTGATAAACGTTTTTTAATCTTTCCCAGATATAGAATGAAACGCCATCGCCGCTGAAATCGTTGTAGCCGGGCGCTGGGGGTGGCGTTGACGTTTGATCAGGCAGGCATCCATGAACGTAAAGCCTGTTGCATTTCTTCAATAGCCCAGCCTGGGATCCACTTTGGATAGGCAAGGGAAAACTTGGGTTGCTTGTGATGTCCCCCGTAATTGTAATAGGCGATGACCCTGAACACTGAAGACGAAGCGGTCTTTGAACCGTTCCGGTCCATGTGCTTGGTCCTCCGGTGATTGTTCCGGTAGCCAATCGATAGTGATTCCATGACTCGGTGGAAATTCCATCTGGACGGCTTGATGCGCTTTTGTAGTAGACGGCCGCGTTCAGGGTTGATGGGATTGAATTGCAATCGCATTCACTGACGTTTGCGTCATCGCATTCGCAATCACCGCTGCATGGACCATACCAACCTTCATCTGACATTGGTGTTCCTTGGTGTTTAGCAAGGTTTCTGAATCAATTCGTAGTCGCCATCTTCACGTTCAAGGGCGATCAGTTTGTCATTGATGGCACCGTTAAAAATACCCTGTGTGTTTTTGATTGTAACGGTGTCGTTGACTGCATCAGAATTGCCGCTGCTTAGAAAATGCTTTTCGTCCAGGTTGGCATCAAATGACGTGTCGGCCGTTGTAAAAGCTTCATCCGCGGTAGCCAGTATCCATCCCCCTGAACTTCCACCTGATCCTCCTAGTGGACCGCAGAACCAAGTGCCCCAGCGATCCTGCCAAACGTCTACATAATCACCCGCTGTCAAGGCGGTTTCGGTCTTGTTGAAAGCCGTGACATCTACCGTGGAATCCTCCAGCGTCCCTGAATTGTCTTTCCATAGGCTAACAGTTCCGCTGGTTACCGTCGCACCTGATCGAGCCGCAATTGCACCATCAGCCTTGCCGATCGTGGTCATGTTTCGCTGAGGCGAGCGTCTAATGCCTTTGGCCGATGGAACGAACTGGCCAGATTGGTAGGCTCGCCATAATTCGCGTAGCTGCCTCTCGACCTCATGGCTGATCAAGTTGCTCACAAGCTTAACCCCGACCAGTCTGCCCTTCGGTGAATATTCCAACGATTGTATACGTGGTCATCCGGTCCTAGATCTTCGTCGAGAACCCCACCGCCACCATTCAGCGGCTTTGGTTCGCTAACTGGCAATTCATCATTTCCGCGAATTTGTTCGTGTTTCTTTTCGCCGCCGGTTGTATTAACAAGAGCCGTAGTCCCTGAGTCAAGCAAAACTAAATCGTGCCACCAACACGTATCCACCCAGAACTCGAACGAAATGTTATACCAAAGCTGATTGCCGAACTGCCGCTGGGTTGGTGTGTACGAATGAAAAAGCAGATGCGAATAGCCAAACGTGCGGTCATAAACTGTAGTTCCGGAGCCATCAACGAGTGCAATCTGATAATCGGAATCGTTTGTAGTTCCAAGTAACTCATCGTAAACACCGTGCAACCATGTCCTTCGCCATAAATTGACAACCACAACAGGCATTCTTACCGCTTCCTCTGGGGCCGGAATGTGCGGCATTTTGGCGGAGTTTATGATGGCCCCAACATAAGACGCATCATCCTCGCTAACAGGTAGCAGGGTTGATGTAATCAAATTAGGCAGCGGGTCATAAACTGTTGTTGAGCATCTCGTCACCCCGTCTACCGTACTCTTTTTTACACCAGGATAAACATGCCACATAAACCTGGCGTTTCTAATCGGCCTTTGCCCTACAACCCTTGAGCCCGGCGTAATGGTTGGCTGAATGTCGGACGGCGTGTCTGCCGGGTTCCCCTGCGAATCGTTACCACCTCCGCCTGATGTAGTCCGCTCAAAAATACAATCGACGTGCCAGATAAACTCGCCAACTCGTTTCGGTCGCTTGGTGCCGTTGTGACGGGCCAGAACGTTGGTATCGTTTCCGTACTCCCAAGGATCATTAAGGGCAGGCAACCCCTGAGCAGTAACCACGACGCCGGGACCATCTTCGCGATCATCAACACGGACTTTATAGCGAGCGGTCAACTTGTCTTTTTCGTGCCCGAATTCAGCGTTGCCGCCCTTTTGAAGCAAACAGGCACTCCCTACTACAGCCATCCTTGGCCCTTATACAAGTGAATCAATTAACCCCATGACCTGAAGCGATCCTATTTTGTTATTGATATCGCCGAGATGTTCGTTCGCTTCGTCCTGTTTGTTCTTCATGTCCTCGCGTTGCTTGGCCGCCTTCTCAGCGTCTGATTGTTCCTTGGTTCGGCCAAACAGAATGCGGAATTCCTCTTGAGTGTTCCGGCGAATTGCGGGCGAGTTTAACAGGCGGTTTATACCGGTTAGACCATCTTCGGCCCCACCGCCTTCTGCTTGACGTGCCCTTTCATCGCCACGCTGTCTCCCTCGCAATTGTTGAAACTCCAATTCTGCTTTGTGCAGTTCGTCGAGGGCTTGATTGATTGAATTAACAGCCCCCTTCCCTTCGAATGCTTGCCGCAGAAGAGACGAAGTGAAAATTCCCAGCTTGTTCAATCGATTCAGCTTGTCCTGGTTTTGCGCCGCCTCGTCAGTTGAATCAGCAATCCCCTGCCACACCTTAGCCATTCTCTGTGTCGTCCACAGTGTTTGCTCTAAAACGGGAGCCATCTGAATTGTCAATTTATTAACGATGCCTTCCAGAATCAGGCTGGTACGCAACCACGCATCATTCGCCCGCTCGACACCCCTTGCGCCAATGTCGTCAATCTTCAAACCGAATTCGTCAAGGAACTGAGACGCCCGACGAATCCCCTCGGCACCACCATTGAAAAAGTTGATCAGGTCGGCACCTGTTCGGCCAAACAATGCCCGCAGAATGCCTGCCCGGCGTTCGTTCGACATACCATCTAGCCCCTCGGCCACTTTCGCCATCTTTTCTTCAAGTGGCAAACCAATGAACTCATCAGCGGAAACGCCTAGGGCTTCGAGTGCGTCTTTTGCTTCACTCGTTTTGAATGTCGTCTCGCCCAACCGAGCATTGAAGGTCTGTAAAGCCTTTCCAAGTTTCTCGCTGCTTACGCCCGTCAGCCTACCTTGCAATTCGAGAACTTGAAGCTCTTTGACCGTTGACCCAAGGTTTCCGGCAAGCTTCGCAAGCCGGTCAATATTGGAAAGCGAATTTTTGATACCACGAAATAAGACAAACGCCGCACCGGTGGCACCCAGAAACGCTAACCCACCAGCGGCCGCTCGTGCAGCCGTGCCCAACGCCGTCACCCGCGCCTGACTTGCCGTCATCTTGGCATCGAAACTTCGAGTGCGTGCCCCCAGCAATACATCAAGATTGGCGATAATGGCCATCAGTTATTACTCCGGCGATGAAGGGGGATAACACCAAAGGCAGCGGCAACGTGATCCGGGTTCGAAGTGTCAACAGAATTCGGCACCGCACCTGGCATAAAGTCAGCAGGAACCCCGTCAGATGACCACGAAGCAATCAGTTTTGCCGTCATGGAATGGTCAACGTCGTGACCAAAAGGCTTGACGCGAAAATACGCCATCCAATCGGTGAACTTATCCCAGCCCAGTCTCGTCACCAGGTCTTTCGGGTGATCAATCCCCAATTGCAGACAGAGACGAAAAGCGAACAACATCAACGGTGACCTCTCTATTCGCTTTTTTTTAGACCGATCAACTCCAGCAACTTTTGAGCGGATGCACCGATATTGTTCAGGTCGCAAGCCTTCTCCCACAACCTGTCGAGGATCCCGGCGTTTTTTGTTTTCAGCGCCTCGATGTCATCAGGGTCCGTGAACAATAGATTACCGTCAGCATCGCATAGCGTTTTCGAAAGCAATAGAATCCGCGTTTCTTCGTACCGCTTGGCCGTCTTGTCCTGTTGAGCGATGAAGAATTCAACCTCGGTATAATCCGGCAAGGTCATCGACCGGACATAAACCGTACCGCCCCACTGAGGCACGTTGACAGGCTCGATCACCGTGTCAACGGCGCTCAGGATGGAGGCAGCGGTGCAAGTCGGCTTCCCATTCTTTTTGGTCATTACGCTTCAAGTGTCGGGGCTGTGGTGGAAATGGAGGCATTCGGATTCGTCGTGCAGATCCCTTCGACCTGGTAACGAATGCGGTTCTCACGGCTGAACTCCACGAAATCCAGATTGGTCAGTTCCATCGTGAACAGCATGTATTCAGGCGTGGCGTAGTTCAATTTGACCGCAGCGAGGCATGCCGTGTCAGCATCCATCGCCGTGTGCAGGTCGGCATAAACGCTCCCGTTGACATCGACATCCAATTGAAAGCTGATGTTCGTGTACTCCAGCGGCCCTGCGCCTTTGGTCAGCACGGTATCGGCCAGGCAGGGTTCCTCCGTGAACTCTGCCCGAGCCTTCCCCGGTGGTTTCAGGTTGTAAATACAGCCAGCCAAACGGTACTGTGAATCCGAATCGACATCGAAATAAAATGCGGCACCTTCGCCAGTTGTGTCGGCCATTATTTATCTCCATCCTTGGATTTGCTTGCCTTGCCAACCAGCTCGGCATTCTTCGAAAGTTTGTCGATCACTTCAGCCACATCTTCCAGCGTGTCACCCGCTTTGTATTCGACGAATTCATGTCGATCAGCGTGAAAGTGAACGTGGGCCTTGGCCAGCTTGATTGATTTCTTTTCCTTGCTCATCTGAATTCCTTTTCAGGGTCGCTTTTCAGGGAGTGAACCCGCGAACTTGTAACGCTGCGGTTTCCCTGGTGTCATCGTTGGTTGTTTTTCGGATGTAGTTGTCGTCGTGGTCATCCACGTCAAAAAACTGGATCGAACTGATTTGCGTTGGCCAACTGGCGTTTCTCAAATGGGTCTTCACCGACTCGGACAGGTCACGGACCTTGTTGATGTCATCGCCGGTGATTTCGAGGTCAAAAAAAACAGAATCTTCCTGGTTCTTGTTGAGTGCGTCGGTCTGCTCCGATCCCGACCTTCGAACATAGATAAACGGGTGACCATCCTCGACATTCGCAATCTCTCCAATCGTTGCGGCCGAGCTATTCACGGTCGTGTCAGATTTAAGAAAATCGATCATTTGCAATGTCAAGTCAGCCACTTATCCACGCCTCGCCAGCGCTGTTATTTCCCTTCCCAGATCACGACGGTAAATCGCCAGGATTCTCGATTGGTTATCCTTGGCAGCCATTCGCATGAAATTCATTGCGTCGATATGCCTGGTTCCCAGTTCCAAAAAATTTCCGTAAAAGCCATCTCCGGTCGCCCTGACCATCGTCCCAACCTTTACCCGGCTGCGTTTCATGGCCCGAACTTTAATTTGTTTCTTTAGTGTTCCCGTCCTGCTGGGTGCGTTCTGTTTTGCTGCAAACTGGTAAACCTTCATGGCCGCCCGAGATGCTTTGCGGATGACCTTCTTTCCTTCCGGCCCTTTCAGCTTTGCCAGTTTCCGATTAAGTCGTTTGTCCCCTGTGACAATCAGGGTTGTTTTGGCCATTACGCTCGCTCAGCACCGTAATCAATGTCCATTTCCATGATCTCGGTTGTTTCGGCCTTGAAAACAACCGTTGTGTAATCGCTGGAACCCAAATCGCCGATTGGCGACAACGCGCCAGCAACACCAGCACCATCGAGAACATACTTTTCGCCTGCCGTAAGCGTTCCTGACGAAAGAGTTACCTTCCATCGCCCACCGACAGCTATGTAAAACCTTTCCGTATCGGCACAGCCGGTGATTGCGATACCTTCCGCTTTCGCCTCTTCCTCGGTTCCATCACATTGGGCAAGTTCGTAATCGTTGTTGGTCGTGTTTTTGTAAACCGATTCGCCAATTGAAATCGCAGCGCCGGCGAGAACATTTTTCACGCGGGTGTTGGCATCTGCTGGGGTTAGAGCCGTAATCGTAATCGCTGCCATTTACTCGTGATCCTTGATTTCCTCAGTGCAAATCACCCGCCATTTCAACCCATCCTCATCCGGGTCGCGGACGTAGCCGATGTCAAACACCCGGCCATTCATCCGCAGGCGGTTTTTTGGTGTCAATTCGAATCCGTTGTGTTGCCACATTTCGAATTCATGGGTGGCCGTCGAGGTCAACTGTCTTGCCTGCTCCAATTGACGACCGCGAAGCGGTTTGATCGTTGCTGACAAGGTCTCCTTGATCTGCCAGTCACCCGTCAGTTCGTTTCTGTCTCCACGTCCCTGTGGCGGATCAAGAATTTGAACCCGGTGCCATTTCCTTTTTTGTCTCGTCTCCATTTCAAACCTGCCACGTTCCGTGAAGAACGCCAGGATGAACGCTGTCCAATAACGTTCTGGTTGCTTCCGGCATGGGGCATCCAATGCCGTCATGAAACATCTGGTCACACCAGATCAACAGGGCGTGGCGAATGTCTTGAACCACATCGGTTGATGCCGCACCGTAACCAGCAACAAACGTCACCGTTACGGCGTCCATCTGCCACCGAGCGGAAGGCCACACCTCTCCATAGGCAGGCGTGACCTTCCCGGGTAGCGAACTGGTCGAAACCAGGTAGTTACTACTGGAAACCGTCTGCGTGTCCCCATCCGTGTCCACATACTCGATCGAACTGATCGACTGCAGCGGAGGCCGGGGGATCACGATTTCCCAGCTCGGAAAAGCTTGTAGCTTCATCTCCCATGTTTGCGTGATGAACGCTCGTTTAGTGAAGCGTTCCGCTGCTCTGGTCGCTGCTTCAATGATCCGGGTCAAATGCGTGTCGTGGTACGAATCGGACGACGGCAGCTCAAGTTGTTTCTTAAGTTCCGCAACGGTGATCGGCGTGGTTGCCGGCTCAACTGTCCGATTCAATCCCATCTATTCGCTATCCTTGACCGTTCGGCTTTTCTTTTTGGGTGGCGGTTTCTTTTCAGGGTCCGGATTTTCAGGCTCCACTGGTGCCACCGCGTCACCCAATTCAGCCGCTTGATCCCTGGACAAATCAAGGATGTCGTCAGGCTGAAAGTTGAATGCGCCGGCACAACATTTCCGAGCGATGTATTTGGCCATTTACGCCGTGCCCTCATCAGGTGAAACGTGGTATTCATACGCCGTGTCGGTTTCCGCATCCTGATCAAACGGACAGGTTCGAGGTCCGCCAAGGATCGCTACCCCGGCAGGAACGGTCGTAGAAGTTCCACGAACCGCGACCGCTCGAACGAAGCGCTCCTTCGGCCGGATCACGTCAACGATGGCCGTTGTCTCGGTGGCGTCCAGCAACACCTGGGTGTTGGCCAGATCAGCCGCCGAAGCCATACCGGTTGCGGTATCCTGTTGGACCTTGATCCCGTTGTCAGCGGCTGAAGTGCCGAACACGACAACGAACTTGACCCATTCCCAGTTTTTCATGTCAATTTCAGTGCCGTTTGAATCCGATGTTCCGGCGGTCACTTCGTCAAAAATCTTGACGACCTTGAAAGCTTGTGAGTCTAGACTCATTTCTTTTGTCTCCTGATTAGGTGCCACACTTCAGACGCACGAACGCTTCTTCTAGCGTTGGCATCCCGTCAGTTTTCAAGTGAGCGAGGAAGCCCACCTGGTTGTTTTCCGCGTACAACTCAACCAGCCGCTTCATGGTCATGTCGAGTGCATCGGCAATCTCGTAGTAGCGCCAGTTGCAGAGCATGGCGACGTAGTTGCCGTTGGTGAACGTGTTGGGAGAACGTTCGGATTCATCAACGGGGAAACCCAAAAGCATGTCTTCAGGGTTCCCGCCATCCTGCATCCTTCCGGCACCGACTCGGAACAACGGCTGGTTGTCGCTGTCTTTCAACTTGGCAACCTTGCTGATTCCATCGCGGTGCATCATCCAGCGAACCCCGCCACCGTTGCGGTATTGACTTTTCAACGTGTACTTCGCGTTGATCAGTCCGTCGAAAGTGAAGTTCGTGGTGGAACCGGTGACCACATCGCGACTGGTGGAGATGCCGTCGTTATCGGCGGTAAAGACCCCCAACGGACGAAGGTTACCGTTACCCGTCAGGTAGGCATCCTCCAGCAACTCGCCAGCGTCTCGGCCCATTTCGTACTGGACTTCCGACTCGATGTCGGCCGATCGGCGGAGCAAATCTTCCGATACCTTCACCAGACCGTGGGCATAGTGAGGATGCAGAACCTTTTTGCCGTACTTCAATGCCGAATCAGCGGTAGGCGCTTCTAGCTCCTGCCCCCACCCCCAAGTGGAAAGGCGAGCGGTTCGCTTGCGAATTCCCAATGATCCCGCTTCGCGAACGGTGTGAATTCGGGCATAGCGTCGAATGAACAGCAGGTCGTCCACTTCCTTCAGGATCCCGGCGGCGAACTGTTCAGAAGCCAGAAGATAACCGGCTCGCTCGGAATTGTCCGATTGAATCGCGGTCATCGACCGATCGCCTGTGGTGATGTAGTTCATCCAGGCATCGTGGTAAGCCTGACACGAACGATTGCCACCGGTGATCTCGGTATAACGTGGTGAACCGTCGTTGTTGAATCCGTTGCGAACCTGAAGCTTTTGGGGCTGGTTTGCGGTGACGGGGTCGTTGGTTTCAACTTCCCTTCTCAGATCGTCCTGGGTTTGCAGGGCGTTTTCCATCGACCGATCAAGGGCTTCCAGCGATTCCTTACGCTTGGCAGCCGCCAGGTGGTCCGAAGAATCGGACAACATCTGGTCGAATTGTTCCTGGTAATCGGCAGCAAGGAGGCCGTTTTCGTCTTCGTGCTCAGCGGCCAGCTCTTGCGCCTTGGTGATCAATCGGGCTCGCTCTTCACGATGCCACTTGGCGGTTTTTGTTGCCATTTTGCTCTCCGTAGCTTTTTTAGGCTGCCGGAAAAGGCAACAAAAAAAGGCAGCACCTACCGACAGCGTGTAGACACATACACTCTGTTGGTAAGCACTGCCTTGATTTGACTAAGCAGTCTTATCCTCTGAATCTTCCGTCAATCAGCTTGGTTCATGCCGGAAAATTAGCGTTTGGGTTGTTGGGTGAACATTTGTTCACCGATCGAAATATAACGAATCTGAGATTGGTGTCAAGGAAAAACTAGGCATCCCATCACTGCCGAAATACCTTGATCAAGGTCAATCAAGGGTAGGTCTCGGCGGTTAAACCATTGCGAGTAGCCGGTCGTAACCAAATGTAAGTTAATGTCACTTTTTGTCACTTGTTTGAGAAAAAACTATTCCCAAGTGACATTCTTATCAGGTGTAACAGATTCGTCAGCATTCAATTCGTTGTAATCAGTGACCGTCAGGCTGATTCGGTCACCTTTCATGAAATACCAGCGGCCGGCACAATTTTTTTTTGCAATGCAGGTTCGATAGATCGATGAGCCTTCGTTGCCCTGCCCGGGACCGCCACCGTTTTCACCGCCGCCACCCTCATCGGCGTTTTCGCTCAGGTAATCAACGGTGACCGAGACCAGCGTGATACTGTCGGTGATGATTGAAACTTCACCTCCAGCCAGTTCCGCAGCCGTCTTTTCGACTTCGTAAAGTACTCCGGCGTCAACTTCCGTGTCGGTCGTGGTCGCATCGGTTCCATCTGTGCTGATATGAATTTTGCCGCCATTGGGACGCACCCGAATTCCCTTGACCGGCGGATCCACAACGGGCGGGATCAACTGCTTGGCAACCAATAATTGTGGGCGCAACAAAGTGACGGTGGAACGAATCGTCCATAAAAGCAAATCAAACAACATTCGATCACCCCTCTGCTTTTGCCAAGGCCAATCGATTTCGCACCGACTTTGCCGCTCGATTCTGGCTTTGAGCCTGCGAAATAATCTCATCCATGACATCATCAAAAGGTGCAATTTCTTTAACCAAACCAACGGATTTCGCCTCGTCTGCCTGGAGCATTCCGCCACCACCATAGTTACCCTTGGCATACTCGATCGAAACGCCCATGTTTCGAGCCATCCGTGACGCGAATTGCTCGTAAGTCTTTTCAACCAGTTCCAGTGTTGTTTTTGCCGCATCTTCCGACAGTGGGCCGTAAGGGTGTCCCTCGATCTTTCGTTCAGGAACAGCAATCAAGGTTCGCTTGATGCCAACCTTTTCATCCTGAGCACTGGTATCGGCGTGCATCTGGACCACGCCCATGCTCCCTAGCTCACCGCCGGTTGTCACGTAAACCTCGTCAGCCGAGGTTCCGATTTCAAGCGCCGCGCTGGCCATTTGAGAATCAGCAACCGCAACGATCTTTTTACCCTGACCGCGACTGTTGTAGATCAGGTCCGATAGCTCATGTGTTCCCCAAACTTGCCCGCCGGGACTGTTGACATGCAGGACGATCGTGCCAACATCAGGATTGCCCATCATCGCCTTGAATGCTCGCCCGAATTCTGCCGTAGAGGTTCCGCCGCTCATCTTCTGCATCAATCCGGCGTGTTGAAACAACGTGCCCCATAATGGCATGACTGCAACCTGTGAAGGGGTTTTAACTTCTGGATGAGCGTGAACCGCCGCCAGTCTTTCGGCTTCCCCTTCATTCATCGTCGCTCCGCCGGTCAGCCTGGTTTCGATCAACCCACAGATGGTTTCGAATTTGTCAGGAGTGATCAGCCAGGGCTTGTTGAGAATCTCGCCCATGATTCGTGGATAGTTTTTCATTTGGATACCTCCATGTATTCCTTGGGTAGTTGAAGTTCAGCAACACTGGTGTATTCCGACACGGACTGCACCAATTGATCGTTGGTCACGTTTTCAATAATCGTGTTGAGCTCTCTTTTGAATTCAACAACCATTGGTTGCGAGTTGCCGTGGATCAGTTCGGAACCCTGTTTTTCTTCCAGCTCATCAAGCCAGTGAATGAATTCTCCGGCAGTTTTGGTTTTCTTGTTGGCTTGTCGGCAAAGGCGGGTCATCACGCTTTGCAGACATTCCAGCATCAGTCTGGCTTCCATGCTTTCCTCTGGTTCCGGTGGAATGGGCGGAGCCAAGGGTTCGATTACTTCGACGTCATCATCGTGCTGGATGTTTGCCGGTCGTAAAAATTCCTGCTCATCCCGGCTGGGCGGATATCCGATTCGTTCTCGCCCTTCGTCACGATCCGTCAAACCACCGTGAAAGGCCCGCACCGCACCCTCGACTCGATCACGATACGGCACCCACTCAAGCCGCGAATCGTCGTAATCAATGATATGCGTCTCGTTTTGCTTTTGCCGTTCCGTCAGCAACTTTTCGCTGAACTCATTGCGGATCTTGTTGATCCACGGGCACAGGTCGTCATCCTTGTGTTCCTGGTTGGACTGCTCCAGAGAATTGTATGACTGTTCCTTTCGATCGCCCAACTTGGAAGCCTGAATGCCGATGATGTTGGCGATGTCCTGACGGTTAAACTCGGCCAACTCCAAAAACTGGGCGTCCTTGTTCGGCATCGTGGTGGGAATGAATTTGGTAACCTCTTCCAATGCGATAATCTTGAACGCAGAACCCAGCCCGCTGGTTGCCTCGCGCATCGACTGCTTGAAATTCTTGGCCGCTTCTTCGTCCAGTCCATGCGGCATGGTCACGAACCCGGCAATGTTGGCCCCTTGACCAAACAAACGTGCCCCGTGTTCGCGTCTTGCCAATTCGCTGCCGAACGTTTCGCGCACGATTCGACCAACGGACAACCCCCAGATTCCATTGGTTGTCAAGCCTTTGATGTGCAGGACGTTCTCAGGCAGGAAGCTCCGCCACGCTCCACCGATCCGAGAACCGTACATCAACTGACCACGGCTGGTGTCAATATTGGTGTTGATTTCTCCGCCGGGCATCCTTCGAAACGGATAGGTGCGATCCGGCAACAGCGGAATCAACGAAACCGGTCGAGCCGATTCGTCGCGTTCAATCGCCGCCACGCCATTGCCCCACAGAATCGCAAAGTGGACCAGCACCGACATAAAATCATCAATGGACATTTCATCGTTCGGTTTTCCAAACGGGCTGGAAATCAAACGGCGGGCAAAGTGCCTGCGGTCAACGTTCCGCCCTGTGGTGGAAGTTCGGTAAACGTCCAGGTCTAGTTTTCCCAGTCCGTTCGAGATGATGTTGACACCGCGAAGAACTGAAGGAAGCCCGAGCACCTTTTCGTCGGTGACCGCGACTCCAGCAACCGAGTTTTTTCGATCGGTAAACCATTCGGCAATGGCGGGATCGCGAGGATGAGCTGCGTCCCATGTTCGAGCCGGTGTCGAAGCAAAACGGGGCAACCCGCTTCTGATCAAGTTTGCAATCACTCTTCAGCTTCCTTGTTCTTATTGATTCCGAATCCAATGGTGACCAGCAATGCACCAGTCAACAGAAACGCAATCGATGGATGAATGAGCCATCCCCCAATGGCCAACAAAAGAAAACCACCGATCAAACATCCGTTTTCGATCATACGGCAATCACTCCCCTGTCAGCGTAAACGCTTCGCTTATCCTTGATGTGTGCGACTCCCCAGTGAGACATGACCGATGTAACCATGCCATCAATTTTTCGGTAGTCGTCACGCTTTGGTTTTGCCAGGATCCGCTTGCCAACCGCATTTTCTTTAGTTGTTGTATGTCCAGCCTGCCAGTCAAGGCAACGATTGGGCTCGTGAAGAACCCGGCACTCCAGCACATCCGCTTCAAAGTCGTCAATCGGGTGTTCCATCATCGTTGCCGATTGGGGGAACTCGATTAAATCAATTTTGGGATAGTCCGATTCCAACCAGTTCGCAATCACATCGGCAAACGTCTGGTCGAATACCACGCAACTGGTATTCTCAACGTAGCCTTTCATTTTCTCCATGATCCAGCTTTGCTGGATGGTATCCCCGGGAATGATGATTAAATCACCATCTGCCTCCCAGTCAAAAAACGCTGCTTTGTTAGTGTTCTTCGTGGCATAGTCTTCAGTGATCCACAGATGAGTTCGCTGAATGATTTGCTCGCCATGCTTTTGTGAAACGGTAATTGCGGACATGTCGCGAGTTTTCGACAAGTCCATGCCGATCGAGAACGGACCATCAAACTCCAACCCGGATTCCTCGCACCGTCGCCACTTGTCCATTCGCAACCATTGGCTGGCTGTATGCTGCCAGATGTTGAGCCGGTACATTTTGAAGTCGGCCATCCCGGCAATGGTCGATTTGCTTTCGCTGAAGTCGGCCAGGTACTCTTCTTCGTGCGTGGTGTGATTCCATGCGGGGTTTGCCATCTTCCCGAACTTGACCGGATCGCTTTCCAGCTCTTCATCAGTCAGATCCTGTGGCGATTCGTAAATGGCAGTGAACAACTGATCATTGGGCGTCGTTCCATCGGCTACCGTTCGGGCGTAGTCCTGCCGCTCTTTTCCGTATCCATCCGGGTTGTTTCCAGCGGTGGACACTTCGATACGCAACGGTTCTTCTCGCGAGATTCCGGCCCGGCTGATGATGCGAATAAACGAACGGTCTACAACGTGCGTTTCATCAATGGCGATGTTTCCATTGATTCCTTCTTTCGTCCGTTGCGATCGTTCGTCTGCGGATGACAAGGGCTTGTAAACGGACCTGGTCGGCAGGTGGGTGATCGAATATTCATTTTTGTTGATCTTGCAATCGTCGCTCAGTTTTTTGGATTGTTCGACCATCGCCACCGCATGAGCCATCGCGATTTTGGCCTGGTTTCCGTCCTTGGCACCGCCAAACGTTTTCGCCCCTTCTTCGCCGTCACCACAAGTCAAATACAATGACCATGCTGCAAGAGTAGGACTTTTCTTATTTTTTTTTGGAACCCAAATCGAAGCCTGGTTAAACCGGCGGATGTCCCGTTCCCATCGTTCAGAATGTCGCATCCACCCAAACAGACGCATGGTGCATTCATACTGCCAATCGGGTTGGCCTTTGCCGCTGGCGATCCATTCGGCGTACTTGTTGGCACGTTCAACCGATAGCTCACGTCCGCCGTCATCCCAATCTTGTGTGATTATCTGGTCAACATCAGGGTTGCCGCTACGCAGGAGCATCCTTTCTCCCGCGTGTCGGCCCTCGTACAGCCGGCAGAGGTTTTCAATCCACCAGACAACCCATGCACCCTCTTCAGGGACAAAGTAACATCCGTTACCGACCGCCAGTTCATCTGATTTGTTCCGCATCCATGCGGAGGTGATGGCGTCCATGCCTGCTGTCTACGCTTTTCGTTTCCTGGATGGTGTTTTTGATTTATTGGCACTTCGATTGACCTGCATTCCGTTACGGTCGCTCGCTGTCATGCCGAAACATGCGTGAAATTGCTTGATGATCTTTTCACAATCCCGGCGGTTTCTGACCGCAGGGTGCATCACGACAACCTTCGTTTTTGCATTGGTAAAATACCTGCCTTGCTTCTTTTCAACTCGTAAACAAGCCGCCCGTTCATCCCACGCATCCGCGTAAACTTCCAACGCCTCCAGATCGGGCAACGTCAGCAATCCCATTTCCAAAAGAATCTGGCCTGTTTTTTTCCATCGCTTTTTCCCTTCGGCTCCCAAATGCCGTGGAGGGGGTGGCAGCTTGTCCAGAACCTCTCCTTTCGGTTCAAGGTCTGGATCTCCGTGCTTGTCTTTTCGATGGGTTCCGTCAAGTATCTTTAGCTTGGTCGGTGTCGGTGGTGGTCCTCGTTTTCCCATTGGCTTCACTCAATTGCTGTTGGCGTTGCTCCCAGTCTTTTTTCCAGTCGTAGTTTCCTGATTCTTCTTTTGCTGTTTTTTTTCCGTGGCAGTCCCGGCACAAATTTTGATGGTTTGCCTTGTCCCAAAAAAGTTTATGGTTTGGAGTTGGTGGTCGTCGAATGTGGTCGATGTGGTTCGAATCATGGGCCGTCAGCTTTCCCTTTCGTAAACAGTGAACGCACAATGGCCACTTCTGCTTGAAACGTTTCGTGTATCTGTTCCATCGCCGGGTGTATCCCTGTTGATGCGTGTTAGTTTTGTTCGTCGTGCACCCACACTGTCCAACGATCCGACCGCAACGACATGGCTTAAGCCTGGGCACGATGCTGCCTCCGATGCTGCCTCCGTTTGATTGATGGCCTAGACACCAGTGGCCTCCGGCAACGCCGTCACTTGATCGTAGGGACCGACGTTGAAAAGTCGCTTTTCATGCCGGGGCATCTTCTGGAATTCATTTACCGCAAAATCAATGGCCGCTTGCTGATCCTCGGGCGTCATGTTTTTCCACACTTCCGACTTGACGTTAGCCGTGACCGCGTGGTTTGGAATGGCTTGCGTCTTTGTGACGAATTCCTGAATGTCTTCTCTCGTTCGTGGCTTTCCTGTTCGAGGATCAATGAACGCCCACTCTGAATGAATCCAGCTTTCGTGATGGATGGCCGGCCATAATTCCATGTTCCAGTTGTCATGCTGTCTGGTTGAACCACCGTTGGCCATGTTCGCAATGACTGGAAACCGGCCTTTGATTCTCAACAAAAACTCTTTGAATCCTGCGTTGACTTCTCGGATTTTTTCGGGTTTCAATACATCGCCAACCTTTGACGTCGTTGTGCTTCCCTCGATACGACAACTCATTTCCGAATGCAGTACCCGGCAACCATCCAGAGCGATTCCATGAACCCGATCGTTGCTCTGCCAGCCGTGAACAATTCCGACCGCTCGATCGATCCACTTTTCGTTTGACCAATCGTAAAAATGGCGATCGCGATTTCCCGATTTGTTTTTCTTTACGATCGGCAACAACCAATCTCGGTTCATATGAGCGCAGAACCAGTTGGCTCCGAAATGGTTGTGGGTCGATGCGAAATGAATGTATACCGGAATGTTGTATTTCCGATAGAATTCGGCTACCGCGATACTTCCAATCTGGGTATCGACCTGCCCACCATCAGCGAATTGTGGAAGCACCAGAAACCGTGGATTGATTTCGACGATCTTGTCGACATCATCCAAGGTGAAAAAATTTCGTTTTCCTGTCCACAGGAACCGATTGATCATAGTCAGCACTCCGTCTTGACAGACATGACATTGACCTTGGGTGGTGTTTCGATTGGTTCTGGCTTGCTTTCCTCCCACAGCAACGGCAAAAACAGGGCCAGCAACAATGCGACAATCACCGCCACGAAAAGCACGATGGCAAATCCCAAAGCGGTGGCGATGCAAGAAACAAGCCACACAACGACATTCAAGATTTTTTTCAGGATTTTCATTTGTCCAACTCCGCCATCAGGGTTTGAATCGGCCGAGTGTTACAACAACGACTGGGCCAAGTCATCTTGATTGATCTGCCATCACTCATGACAACATCGCCATCCCACCAGAACCAACCGCCAGAAACCACTCCAACGATTTTTCCTGATTCACTGAATAGCGGCCCTCCTGAATCGCCCGGAATCAACGAGCAATCGGCGTAGATGATGTTCTCGTCTGTCGGTCGCGATGCTTTCGCTTTGAAGAATCGGATTTCATCGAATCCGTTTGCACCGCCGAACCCGGCAATCTGAAATTGATCGCCGTGAACAATGGGATTCTCGGCAACGGTGAACGCTTCAATTCCTGGCGGAACCCACACCCACACCAACGCGATGTCTGACTTTTCATCGAAGTGAACCACCTTTGATCGATGCGAGTTACTGCCGTCCTGATAGGTCACCTTGATCGCTCGGCGTCCCTGATCGCTGGAAACAGCGTGATAGGCGGTCAAAACATAGCCCTCGAATCCGCCGTTGGTTTCCTTGCCGGTGACTCGAACAACCGCCCCCGTTCCCATGCCACCGTCAAGCGTCACCATGACAATCGCTTCGTGGTTTTCTACTGGATCGACAAATTGCCACAGGCCGGAATCCTTTCCAACCTGGGCTTCAAGTTCCGTGGCAAAAATCAGAATCACAATGGCGAATGCAGTTTTCATCCCGACAGGCTCCGTTTAGCCGATTCCAGATGGGTAAGTACTGCCGTCTTTTCGTCCGGTGCCAGTTCTTTACCGGCCTCGATCACGTACAGAAGCGAATCGGCAATCCGTTTTGTTTTCCGTTCGTTGTCAGACATGCGCTGATCAAGATTTACAAAGCCCTCATTTTGTGTCGCGTTGAGTTTGTCAAGGATCTCGTTGCTTTTGTCTTGAGCGCGACTGATGTGGACAACCGCATCTGCGGTTTTCTCCCCACTTTCTGCCGTCCGGTCCATGAACTTTTCGTTCTTGTCAGCAAAACGATTCGCCAACTTCCATGCTCCCCACAGGAACAACAAAAAAAGAACGAACACGCCACCGAGATTAAACGCCTTGTCCATCCACGACGGCAATGCTTCGCCTTGAGAAAGCAGGAACATCATCCGGTCACCCTTCCCTTCGGTTCAGCCGCGAAATGTCGTCTGCTATTTGTTCAAGTGATTCATCGCCTGGGGCTGTTCTGGACAGATTTATTCTGCAACCAATCATTGCGTCATCTACTTTTACAGGAACAGCAGTCCAACTGACGGGAATCATTTCACCGTTTTTCGCCCAGACCACGTCGTTTGGAGAATGCGTGACCTCATCCCATGCCATCGAGTGAAACATATGGCATTCAGACTCAGGATAGGCCGACCCATTTCGACGCTTGTAGTGAATTGCCTGGTGCATGTTTCGACCGATCAACTGTGATTCGTTGTCGTAACCCAAAAGTTCCACACAACGCCGATTGATCAATTCGCAACGTCCATCAGTGTTGACAAAGTAAAATGGATCCGCCGCATCAGACACGGACTGCAATAAAGCATCGTCAACGCGAACCTGGTTTGGGTTCTTCCATCGTTTCGATTCGACAGCAACAGCCAGATAAAGAAAACCGATCACACTAATAGCCTGCAACGGTTTCCATACATAACCTTCCAATCGGTATGCCGGCGCAACGAATTCCAGTGCCCAGATTCCATGATTGCCACCGCAAAACACGAAAAACAAAACCGCAAACAACCATGTCAGCGACCACAACCCTCGCTTGATGGTCCACCATGCAATAAAAAAGCCAACAAACAGATAACAGGTGTTGATGATCAGATCGAAAACGATATGAAACCAACCAAGCGACGGATTCTGGGACCAGCCTTGGCCGCATTCCCAGCGCGGTGGAAAGTCACCGGTGCCGAGCCACCATTCAGCAAAAGGGCGAGGGCTGCCGGACAAGCTGTGCAATGACACCATGTACACAGCAAGTCCGATCAGCAACAGGGGGAGGGTGATAAACCATTTCACGAGACGAAATAAGCTCCTATGGGCAGGCTGGGCAGTTCGCGTTCATCATCCGGCGATTGATGCCCCAATTGCGTGGCAGGAACCGAGCCGCGAATCTCCCGACGTTTCTGGCAGGTTCTCCTACTTGATATTGAAGGGTGGGTGATTGCCTCGCCCATTGGCGAGTCACGCCATAACCACCGCCACCGGTTGACACGAATCGACCATTGGCGAAATAGCCAGAACCGATGGCGTCATGAATCTGGTCGTGCGGGTGACAATCCGAATTCGGATCGACAAACCGGAAATGGCCCGCTTGCCGGTGGTATTCCATGTGCGGTTCATTTGTCGGCATGGTCCATCTTCTCGCTCGATAGGTTCGTGTTCGAGTTACCGATCGCTGGAATGTCGGCAGGTCGCGATACGTATAAGATTGAACTCGATTGCCGCAATTTGTCGCATTGCCCCAATTTCCGCAGTTCGAAGGCGCTTGTAGAACCAAAACCTGATTCCCGCAATTGGACCCCGGCTGTGACCAACCGCCTCCACCGCTCCAACTGGAAATGATCTGTTGCTGTTGCGGTGGACAAACCCCGGTTGGACAAACCCCGTCCGGGCAGGTGGGACAGACTTCCTGCGTTGCCTCAACGTGACCTAACGGGCGAAACACCTGCTTGAGCGTGTCGGAACCCTTGACCTCGACGGCATCCACCGATGGCATCGACCAGTCGAAATCCGCATCCCACTTAACAACGTTGAATGTATTGGGCGAACTCCAATCAGCTTCGCTGGACCAGGTTGCCGGGCCGTGATTTGCCAGCGCCATTGCAGGCAACGACATCACAGCAATTCCGAAAATCACTTTATTCATTTCTCAATCCTTTCACGATTGCGTTGAGAATTTCTGCGTATTCCGACGAGTTGGATGGCGGATTTTCTGCAATGTATTCGTCGATCGCCATGCGACGAAATTGATTCCAGTTGTTTCTGGATGGTGTTTTCTGCCCGAATTCAGTGAGCGAAGTTTCGACAATCTTTTTGGATGCTTCCTGTGTCGTTGCAGCGCGAACAGAGTCAATCACCCGCTCGTAAGCGTCTGCCAGCCCCTTGGCAAATGAAGGTTCCATTTCGATCAGCGGTAAATCATGACCCTTGAATCGAAACGCCTTGATTCCATCAATCAACTTTGAGTGATCGGTAACGGGTTCGTCTGGCTCGTCCGGTTGATCTGGTTCGTCTGGCGGTGGCTGTGGTCCCAATGTGCCAATCGTGGCCTTGAGGGTTTCAGTCCACCAACCGTTTTCGGTGATCGCCAGAATCTCGATCGACCACCTTGAACCAGGAGGACCAACCAGCAGAAACTCGCCATCGGAAACTTTGTGAAGCGGGACCGGGGGCCAGGGGTTTTTGTCGGCGTAGGCTCGAACCAGTGGATTCGGGGCGCTAGTTCGAACTACCACCGCTTCGCGTTCTGTCTGAGACAAAACCTTTTCGTCAAGCGAGGTATCGTTGAAAGTGATTGCCTCGATCTTCTTGACCGAAACCTTGACCGATTCAATCGTTGATTGCGTTTGCTGAGCGAAACTGCACTGAAACAAAAACAACCATGCCAGCCAGAATGAAAAAATGGTTCTCATGCCCACACCGGTTCCTTGTCTCGAAGCCAAGCGAAGATGTTTTGAATCTGAGCGATTCCGTAACCGTAAACCGGATCAAAACCGGGCTTGCCTGCGTCCAACATGAATCCCTGCTCGGCGAAGAACGTTTTCCATTCCTCGTAGCCCTTGAGTTCAGGCAGCATCAGTTGACGGCGTTTCTGGATAATCAGGCAAAGCAAGCCAACATGGTCAGGAGTCGCCATCGACGTTCCATCCATCGAGATAGAACCTGTCTTGCTGCGAGAATCAGGGGCGATAATGTTTTGGCCAGGTGCAGCCGTGTCAATCGTTGGCCCTGTCGATGAAAACCCTGTTGCCTTCAAATCCTGCTTGATGGCTCCCACAGTTTGGGAATCCTTCAGGTTTCCCGGTGGCCCAATCGTGTTTTGACCTTCCCCAGCGTTGCCTGCCGCCACAACGTCAAGAGACAATCCATTGGCGTAGGCTTCGTCCTGTGCGCGTTGATCCTCGGGCCGTTCGTTTCCCGGTGCGGACCCAAGTGACCGGCTCAGTAGATCGCAACCATCTTTTGCAGCCTGGACCGCAGCGGCATTGATCCAGGAAGTTCGCCCTGACCCACGATCGCCCAGAACCTTGTAAATCGAAATCGTCGCGCCGGGTGCAAGGCCGAAACCATCGAGACCAGCGATGATCCCCCAGCAATGCGTTCCATGCCGGTTGCCATCATCGGCCTTGTTCGATTCGCCGGTGTAGTCACGGCGGTTGACCACTTTTGACTGGTCAAGGTATTTATGCTCAAGCGTTCCACCGGTATCACAAACGCCAACGTGGACGCCTGTGCCATCAATGCCTTCATTTCGAACGGCCTCAAGTTCATCCTTGATCCATGCCCGGTGCCACAAAAACGGGACGGTCATTGAGAATGCGTAGTCTTCGTTCACTTCATGATCACCGGGAATGCCGATGACTCGATCATCGCTCATGACGATGCTCCCCCATGAATGATGGGAACATAATGTTGTTGAAACGGCTGATTGTTGTCGTCCGCCGGCGGTACGGTGTCGAAATCGATCGGTGCGAGTGCGACTGGTTTACGTTTAGCCGTTTAAGATCGCTGAGCTTCACAAACGCTGTACCATCCGAATTGTGAATATGCGGCAATGACCCAACGTCTGAAACGTTGACCTTGGCAAATCCCATTGGGATCTTCGAAACATCAACCGCATAGGAATCCCGAGTACGCCATTCGTAAGGGAAACCCTCAAGGGGAACCCGCATCGGTGATTGAAGTTCAGTATCGGTATCGATCGGCTGTGGCAATCGAGCCGCGATCGACACGCCCGGATCATCCGATGCAATTACGCCAATGAATAAATCGATGATCTTTTTCAGAAACTCCACGAATCCGTCGGGATTCGCAATGATGGCGTCAATGATCTTCTCGAAAATTGGAAAGCGCGGCTCGCCATCTTCCAGCGCAAATGCGACCATTTCATCATCGTGGACGTGCTGGGCTTTCATCCCGTAGTACGCTGCATCAACCAGGTCCGGATCAGCCAACACAGTTCGAATGTGCTGCTTCTGCTCATCCGTTAATCCGAATCTCGGGCGCAACATCTTCCGCATTTGCAATCGGAAAAGCCGCTTGGCAAACGCATCATCAGCATTCTCGCGGAATCCCTGTCCTACCACCTCCTGCGCCGTCACGTTCGTAACCGCAACAACCACCGGCAAGCAAAAGCTCGCCATCAACAACAATGACAAAATTCGTTTCATGGTTTCTCTCTCAGTTAAAGCACTTTCCGATCGCTGCGACCAGCAGCATGATTGTTACGACTACCAGCGCCAGAATCACGGCCTTCTAGTATTCGCTCAAGTCGTTTTTTTTCATCTCTCAGTTTTCGCTCGATCTCTCCATCCACCTTGCCCAACCCAAGCCAGATACCGATTTGCAGGATTCGCCTCCTAATTGCGGCGGCGCTCGACCTCGATCCGATATTCAACGTGAGCCTTCTTGACCAAAACTCGCGAACGGACATAGGTGACGATCGAGGTAACGCCTGTGATCACCGCGAATACACCCTCGACAATCCTGGTTGTCATCTCGACCAGTTCGCTTTGGGCTTCTGGCGTGATATGTCCCGTCACAACGACCACCGCCAGAATCGAAGCGAACAACGAAATCCAGAACTCTGAAGTGTGAAATCCTTTTTTGACGTTCACGCTGCGGCCCTCCGTTGTGCGAATCCTTCAATCCATTCGTTCATTCGAACGTTCCAGAATTCCTCATCCGTCGTCAGCGTCATTCCCGGTGGCAACGGTCGCGGATACTCGCCATCACCCAACCAGACCAGGGTGACGTTTTCGTAAATCCCGGTCATCGGAAAATCCATCTGAGACTTTCCACGTGCCGACCATTGATCAGTTCTCAAGACACAATTCCGCATCTCGATAAAACCGCCAACCTCCGACCGCTTGAAGAATTGCCCGCAGGATTTGCCATCAGGCTTGTAGTCCGTTTCTGATCGATTGTCAGGCTGAGCAATCAGGCGAATCAGGCAATCGTCAATTTTGATATGAGGTGGTGTAAAGTTCGCCGGGTTCGCGTTGGACCCGTACTGGTAACTCAGAAACGTGTGCCCTTCGAAAAGACAGTTGCGAATTTGACCGGACAAAAGCTGATCGTTCTCAATGCAGTCGTCGCGAATTCCGGTCATAACGGTGTTTGCAACTTCCCATTCGCCGCTGTGCCTGGGCGAGAAACCATCCTCCACGTTGTCAATAAAACACCCGTCAACGACCTTTCGCCCGGACATTTCCATTCGAATGCCGTCGCCTTCGTAGTCGTTTTTCATCTTCCGCCAGTCAAAGTCTCGAGACTGGACGCCGATGATGTTGGCGTTTTTGACAGTGACCGGATGAGGCGACCATTTGATCGAGAACGGGTAGCGGTCTTCCTTGGCCTGAGTTTCATTAGCCAGAAACGTGGTCATTCCACAATCAAACACCGTTGGCTTCTTTAATGATTTTTGTTCAAACTGATCACGATAAACGCCGAACGGAGTTGTGATGATGTCAATGCCAACGTTTGGGTCGATCATTACGCCCCCCATTTCGCACTGGTTCCCGAGTAAACGCCGGCCTTATTTGCCAGGGTTCCCGAGTACACCAGCACTTGGCAAAGCGCACCGTTCATCCCGTTGGCTCCGTCGTGCCTTGCTCCGATCGTGATTCCGTTCAATGTCTGCGATCCAGAGTTGGCGCTTATAACGGCAACTTCATCAATCTCCAAAAACGAAAACCCAGCGTTATAAAACGAAATCGCCGTGTGGAGATTAGTATCCGATGTTCCACCGGTTTGAGTTGTGCCTGCAAACTGAAACCATTGAGGGGTGGCGTTTGTTCCAAACGATTGACGGGCTCCACTGGTGTTCGAGTCGATAATATTTTGAGTGCTCGCCACCGAATCTAATTGGAAAACCGCTACAATTACCGAAGGCTGGGCTTGGGTGATCGAACCAAACAATTGGTCAGACCCATCAAAATCCAGAACATTCAACCCATTAACGGTTCGAGTTCCCGTGGAAGGAAGGTCACCAGCTCCTGTATTCGACACGCCAACGCTGCCTACCTTATCAGTCCAGGTCATGACGCTTGATGCGACCGAGATGGTGCTGGTATCTGAAGCATCCCAATTAGCCACAATCGTTCCAAAGCTTGACCAGTCAGGTTCAGAGCTCGCAACAATCCCTTGAGCGATCGGAGAGCTGATGCCGGATGCGATTGATTGAGCGATTGTCACTGGCGAATTCCCACTACCACGGTTGGCGAAGTGGACCCGCTCAGATTGACCCGAACTTTACAAGGATGGTCGATCGTGAAGCGTTTGGCATTGTCGGAAGTAAAAGACATGTCTGGAACGTCCTTGGCAGTCGATCCGTTATCGTCTGTAAACTGAAGCTTGGCAGTTCCGCTTCCAAAGGTTCCGTCAGCGTCAAAAATTCCCGATCCTCCATGCCACTCCAGCCAGTCTGTGTTTCCATCCGCAGAAAGTGTCGTTTCCTGGGTTGCCATGTTTCCTCCATGCACAAAAAAAAGCCGCCACCGGATCACCCTCTGCATAAGGGAAATCTGGTGGCGGCTGTCGATATAAATGCAGTCTGTCGCCTAAGTTATGTTGTGAATTGTATTAGAATCCTCTGGAATGTCAAAATGCTTTTCCTTTACAATCGCCCACTGAGGATTGCAAATAACGACAACATCTGCTGCATCTTTAGATTCGAGGCTTATCACAATTGGCCCCAATCGCCAAAACTCGCCTTTCTTCAGCCTGATTTTTTTTTCTCTTGCATCCTGCATTCGAAGAATCCATAAAATCAATCGCCACAGAAAAATAATGTGCGCACATTATTTCAGTGCGCAACTGAATAAATTGTTCAGTCGGCAATCGGGTCGTCACATCCAGTTGACGACACGTTGTTTTCCGGCTTCGCCTTTGCCCTATTGATTTCATCAATTGCATCGAGCAATCCTTCGGCTAACCGATGTTGATATGTTCCGTCTTGGT